GATCGGGTTGCCGCCGAACACGGGCGACTGCATGAAGTCGAGATGCACCTGAAGATGCGCGAGATGCTCCTGATCAGGGAACGCGATCAGCGGTCGGCCCATCGTCGCCGAGAGGTTCTCGTTCACCGCGTTGAGCTTCTTCGGCTCCGGCGTTTCAACGAGGAGCTTCTCCGCGTCGGGGATCTTCAGTCGGCGCAGGATCAGTTGCTCGACCTTGCGCGCGTCGTATAGCTGCGGCAGCGCGGCGGCGCGCTGGGCGACGGCCTGCACCTGAGCGAAGCGCTGCGTGTCGGAGAAGATGTTCGGGTCCGACACCGGGACCACGTCCATCGGCCCCTGATAGTCGTCGCGCTTGACGATCAGTTCGCCGTCTTCCTCGATGAGAACCTTCTCGTCGAGATAGAGCTTGTTGATGCGATGCAGAACCTTCAGCGTGCGCTGCATCGACGAGTGAAGACGACCGTGGATCGCCGAGAACACCGTCATGCCCTGCTCGATCATCGCGAGCGTGGTGCCGACCGGCATGTTCGGGTTCGCGCCGTCCGAGAGGTTCTCGAACGTCGTCTTCACGACGCCGCGCCCCGCATCGACCATGAAGCCGAGAAGCTGGAACAGCGTCGGTGACGGCGGGTTGAACGGGATCGGCATCGCGAGCTTGCGAACGTCATCGACGTTCAGGCCGCCCTCGATCTCCGTGACGCCGGTCGCGCTCAGGTTCAGCGACTGGCCGCCAGCGGATCCGCCCTTGAGCTTGAGCAGCGTCGGGAAGTTCTGGATGTGCGCGCTGTCGAGCAGCGCACGCAGCGCGCCGGTCGCTCCAGCCGACAGGCCTCCGATCATGTGAGGCAGGCCGATGGGATACGCGCCGCGCCACGGGACGAACGGCCACTCGATGATGTGTTCCAGTTCCTGACGAAGCTCGTCCTCTTCGTCCCAGTTGCGGTAGATCGAAAGCACCTCCTCGGAGTGCTTGTCGATGGTGACGATGTAGGGCAGCGGCGCGCCGCCATCGTCCTCGCCCACGTCGATCTGCGCGTAGATCTCGTAGATCGTGCGGAGGCCGTCCTCGTTGTAGGCGCTCTCCTCGCGGCCCTCGATCTTGTCGTTCGCCTTGCTCGACGCGGATCGATCCGGTGTCGATGGCGTCGTCGTGAGGTCGGCGTCGATGTACATGCCGGAGCGCACTCGGCTTTCGTACTCCTGCCGCGTGATGTACTGGACGTGCGTCTTGCGTTCCGCCGCGTAGAAGCTCGTCGCGGCGAACGGAAGGTAGATGTCGTCGATTGCGATGAAGAGCGACTCGGGCCTGCGCTTCGACTCGTTCCACCAGAGCTTCAGGTACTGGCCGCCGCCGAGCGGAAGCTGCGTCAGAAGCTGCTCAAGCTCGGGCCTGAACTCCGGCATCGTCACCGTCAACTGACGGTTCATGTGCTTCGTCTTGCGCTGCGCCTTGTCGAGCTTCTCCTGCGTCACCTCGCCGGGGATGAAGTCCTTCACCGGCCCGGTCGGCGGGAACAGTTCCTTCATCGCGCGCGCTGCGAAGTCCACGCAGGCCTCGGTGAGCATCGGATGCACGACGCGGCTCGCGCCGGGGAAGTCCGCTCCGCCGGGCGCGTCCTCGCCCAGCCCGGTGCGGCGCAGGCCCTCCTCGTACTGCTTGTCGCGCTTCGCGCGCGCTTCCTTGTCGCGCTCGATGTGATCGAGCAGCGTGCGCGCCACGTCCGCCAGCATCGAGATGTCGAGCGTCGGCACGAGGTTGTCGTAGAACTCGCCCTCGCCGCTCGGCTGCTCGTCGTCAATCGTGACGAGCGCGCCGCCGTCCTCGGTGTCTTGCACCTCGGCGTCGTCCTCGATCTCGAAGCTCTCGCCCTTGTCTTCGATGTCGCTGCTCATGGATTGATCCCTATCACGAGTTCTCGATTAAGCAACCCAAAACGTCACTCGCGTCCATATCCGCCGCCTTCGCCAGCGCCGACAACGTCGCCTCCATAGCCTCCACCAAAGCTGCTGGCGGGTCCATCATACCCGGCACCGGGGCTGTATCCATCTTGCCCCGCCGCTCGGGCAGCATCGACCATCGCGCTGGTATTATCGACCATCGAGTAATCGACCGGCGCGCCGAGAAGACCGAAGGACAGGTTGTTCCCGATGGCAGAGAGCGTTTGCCCAAAGCCAAGAGGCGCTGCTCCAGACTTGCCAAGAGCCTCATTCGCTTCGGAAACCTCGCTCAAGGTTCCAAGAGCAGAACCCAACATGCCTAGGGCGGGAACTCCTGTCGCGAGTGACGCAATCGTGCCGATTCCCATCCCCAGCTTGGACGGAGACACGCCCAGCGCGCTGCTGGGCATGGAATTACCCTGCGGGCCTCCTAGGCCCGGGGAGACGCCATCCCCGGCGCTCCCCGGCGTGAAGCTCGACAGGCGCGAGCCGATGGGATCGACAGGCTGCTGCTGCTGCGCGCCGACAGGCTCGGTGTAGTTGAGGCCGGTCGAGCCGCTCATCGCAGGGTTCAGCATCTGCTGGTAGGTCTGCGCGTAGGAGTTCCAGTCGATGTCGCCGCCATCGGCGAAGCCCGGCGCTTCCTGCTCCTCGAACGCAGCCCTGACGCGAGCGGCGAGCCGCTCATAGACCGAGCCGCCCTCGTTCATCGCGAGCGCGCCGCCGGAAGCCATCGGCTCCTTGTTGATCCCGTCAGGATCGACCATGCCTCCCTCGGCCTTGCGCTCGACGATCTCGATAGGCGCGTCGTCGAACATGACGATGTTGCGCGTGCCGGTGCCTGCTGCACGAGATCCTAAATCGAGGTGACGCGAGCCGGGGACTCCTGCATCACGCAAGTTTTCAGATACACGACGCGAGCCGTAACCATAGCCTCGGGTGTCGGCCCCTTCCCTCAATCCATGTTTAGATGCAAGATCTTCAAGGATATTTTTAGTCCCTAAACCAAAAATATTCATTCTTTTCAATGCCTGCTGCACGTTTAGAGCTTCGCGACCATATGGCAAACCTTCGATGGCACGAATAACTTCTGGGCTTTGCACATTCAGGGGAATGTCCAAATCCAGCAGCCGCTCCTGCGGCACATGCAGATCTACGGTGTAGAGCGAGCCGGGGTGCGGACTCAATCCGCTCTCGATGAGGCTTACGGCCTTGTCGTTCAGAGGCCTGTCTCCGAGCGTATCGCCTTTCAAGGCTTGAATTGCAGCATCGCGATCTGGATGAAACTTGAGCGCATCCCTTGCTAGCTGCTCCTCCATCGACTGAGGAACTCGGAAAGAAAGCCTGTCGCGATAATCTATCGCTACCGCCGGGTTCTCCGCGAAGTACAGCCCGTGGCCGTAAGTCTGCGCGCCCTCGCCAGTTCCGATCTTCGACATGTCGAACTTGTCGAACTTGTGCGGCGTGCCGTGATACGCGCGGATTGGATTGGCAATCCGAGCCGCGAGCTTCGAGAGCGCGCCGAGACGCGGATTGGCAGGACCGCCATCAGCGTAAGGCTCGCGCTCTTCTTCGGAGGCCGTTGCCGCACCGATGCCGATGGCACCAGCGGCGGTCCCCGCCATCAGGTTCCCGCTCGACAGCTTCGCAGGATCGAACTCGGCGTTGACGCTGCGGATCTGGTTCGGTCGCAGCACGATGATCGAGTGCGGATCGTTCCCTCCGATGCCCTCGATCTTGTTCATGCGACTGTACAGGGCGAAGTCTCGCGCGCGCTCTTCATCCGTGAACGGGCGGCGTCCCTTCTCCCACCTCTCGTAGTCCCTCTGCCTTGCGGGGTCTGAGAACGGGATCAGTTCCTGCGTCTGGGGATCACGAAGCGGCATGTCGTCCACGCTTCGAGGGTTCGCCTTGCGATAGTCCTCGGCGCGCTTCAGGTCGATGGCTAGCCGCTGCTGCTGCAATCGATTGTACGCCTCCAGCGCGCGCGGAGACAGCCCCGGGATGGATCCGTGAAGGTTCTCGACGGTGTTGCGATAGATCAGCGAGTCGAAGCCTTGCTTCTCGATGATCTGGCGCATCTGCTCTAGAGCATCTGGATGATCCATCCGAATGCGCTTGTCCATGATTTTCTGAAGCCAGTCGCGCTCTTTCTCGCCGATGATGTTTGCGAAGCCTTCGCGCGTCGAGGCACCGTATGGGCGAGACCCAAGAAGGGCGCGAGCGGACTCGGAAGAGTGATCCCAAGCGCCAACGTCGCCGGGATAGTAGAGCGGGTTGTTCGCGCGCAGTCGCGCATCGATGTACCGCTCGGCCAGATGTCTGTTGGAATCGTCCCTCGTGTGGATCATGCGCTGTTGCGCCTGCTCCTCGGTGCCGAAGTGAAAGCCGAGGTCACCCTTCTTTTTATCAAACTCGCCGAACCACGAGCGCGTGCCGTGCGTGCCCTCACGCGGAAAGAAATGTTCGCCTCGCAACTGGCGATCAAACTCCGGCTTGTCGATCTGGCCGCGCATGTACTTGGCAACCGCAGAGAGCGCGCCGGTGCGGGGATTGCGGAAAGACGGATCGGGCATCTGATCCTCACGCAGCGTAAGGGTTGGTCTTCGGCTTCGTCGGCACGATGTCGCGAGGCGCTTCGCGCGTCGGGTTCGTGAAGGACAACATATTCCGGTCGGCGACGAGACGCCACGCCTGCGTGGTCGAATCGACGTAGTCGTCGTGCCGCGTCGATCCCTCGCCGGTGAAGATGCAAAGCTGCGCGAGCAGCGGCTCGGCCCATGTGCGCGGCTGGCCCGCGTTCTTCTGGCTCTCCGGCAGCCACACGAAGCCGTGCGCCGGGATGTGCGAGACGGCGTGGAGGCGCGAGAGTTTGTCGGCGTTGCCGGGGTTGTAGGCGTGCGCGAGGATGCCTTCGCGCTCCAGCATCTGCCTGAGCGAGATGCCGCTGCCCTTGTCCTCGATCAGGAGCGTGTCGATCTTCTTGCCGCTGTTGCGGACGAGCGCGGGACCGAACATCGGCTTGATCATCGGCACGTCAACGTCGCCGTACTCGACCTTCATGTCCGCGCGCACCTTCTCGATCAGGTCCGGCATCGACAGCCAGTCCTGCCAGCAGTCGAGCAGCATGATGTGCTTGCGCTTCTCATGCTCGAACACGCCCCACACGGTGCAGGCCGTTGGATCGCCCTCGCCCGTCTTCTTGTCGCGCGTGCGCTCGGTGAATGCCGTGTCGAGCGACATCA